GCATATAAACCTCTCTTTAAGCTAAGTGGCTCTGCAAAGTTATATACCAATGGGCCGACCGTTACTGCTGGTAAGGTAATTGTTCCCAATATTGGAGTTGATCTTGTTCCTGTTCCACTAGCCATTGCAGTTGATGTCCAACTTGTGTTTGCCATTGTTTCAGTAGTTGCTATTGAATTACCATAAGTTCCTGCGTCATAAGCTGTTATAACCAATGTAGTGGCATCTACTGCACCCGCTAATACATCTGTGTTTTGTGTTGTTCCAGTTGAGTAATCAGTTCCGGCAATTCCTGAAGCATTAATAGCTTTCTTAGCAGCTACCCATGAAGCTGTTACATTTGCTCCTGCAAGTATCTGGTCAACAGATGTTACTGCTCCTGCTGTTATTTGTGATGCTGGAGGTGTTGCTGTTGAATCTCCTGATAATGTTTCATCTAGTTCTGCTACAAACTTATAAGTCCTTGTACCAATAGTAAATGTAGCTGCGTCTGTTGTTACTGATGGGTCTGAAGCTCCTGTGCCTGCTCCCATATTAATAGCAGTCCAAGCATAGTTATCTCCAAGTGTTTCAGTAGTTCCAAGTGCATTTACAATTGCTGTGTAAGCTGCATTACCAACATATCTTGCTCTAACTATTACTGAGTCTGCTGCTAATGTTGTAGCAACAATGTAAGGATGTTTTACTGTTCCTGTTGAGAACAATGTACCTTCCGATGCTACCACTCCGTTAATGGCTGCCTTTAAGGCTGCTAAGAATGTTTCTTCACTTGCTCCTCTTAATACTTGATTAGCTACTGCCGGAGCTCCTAGTGTTTCAGATAAAATATCTACCTGAGTATAAACGTTAGCACCGATAGTTACTGTTGAAGCTGTTGTAGCTACTCCATCGACTAATGTTGCTCCACCCCAAGCTGCATCTGCACAGGTTTCTGTTGTTGCTACTGTATTTAATGAAGCACCGACTACATTTCCATAAACTACAAGTGTAGTTGCGTCTGAAGAATAAGCTACTACTTGAGTGTGGGCTGGAGTTGATACGTTATATCCAATTGATGGAACTTCTTTGTTAATTGCGTTCTTTAGGTTTCTTAAACTAAGAGTAAGTGTTGAGCCAATCTCTACATCGTAAGCTGCAGTACAAACATTCTTAAATGTATATGTTGTTGTTCCAATTGTTACTGTTTCAGCTGCTAAACCACCTGCCAAAGCTGTTGCTCCGCCCGCCCAAGAAGTGTGGTCTGCATCTTCATCAACAGCAATTGAATTGCCAGCTGTTCCTGCTACTTTAGCTGTTACTGTAATTGTAAGCGATGTTGTTAAATCTGCCGTTACTGAAGCTACTTGATTGATTGCCTTACAAAGATTAGCTGTTGTTCCTGCTGCTGTTGAACCAATAAGAACATCGGTAGCATCATTCATTGCAGCTGCTGCTCTAAATGTAAAAACTCTACCATCAACTGTTACTGTGCCTCCTGCTGTTGGATTTGTTCCATCAATTGTTAAAACAAGAGAAGCTTTAACTGCATCTTTGAAATTAGTACCTCCACTTGTAAGAGTTCCTGTTGCGTGTGTTGCTGCAACAGATGCTCCAGTTGAAGTTAATGTGTTTGTTGCGTGAAATCCTGGAACATAAGGATTGGTACTTGTAAGGGTTGAAGTTGCTTGAACTCCACCCTCTGTTCCATCCCAAAGCTTTATTGTTCCAGTTCCTGTGAATGTGGCAACAGTAAAACCATTTACTGTCCCTGGTAGAGATGATATTGTCCCCGATTGTGTTATATTTTTATATCTTGCCATAATTATATTGCTTTATTTTCTACTATTTCATTGACCTTTACTTTCTTATACTCTGATAGTTTTTCAAAAGCTCTTTCAATTTCTGCTAATGCTTCTGAAATAACCTTAATTCTTTGACCTAATTGTTCATCAGTTATTGTCTGATTTCCACCCCAAGCTGGAGTATATTTAAGCAATGAATTTATGTTTGAGTCAGCTTTCTTTCCTTTTTTTGTTACCCCTAACTCATAAATTGTATGAGTGATAACCTTTCTTACTGCATCAACCATTTCTGGCTGATTATTGAAAGCTATTACTAAATCTTGTTCTACTTCTGTTAAAATGTCTTCCATATTATTTTTTATTGATTAATTATTTGACCTTGACTTGCACCAGCTAATACTGGTTGTTGAGGTTGTTGAGGTTGTTGTATTTCTTCTAATCCTTGAAAATCTACTGGACTAAATCCTGCAGACTCTACGATTTGGTTAAATAAGTCTGCCATTCCCTTATTTTGTAGCGCTTGAGGATTTGATAGAACTTGACGATAGATATTTGTTAGTCCGTCTGCTACTTTACCTAAGTTCTTTTGCTTTCCTGCTACATTAACTTCTACGTCAACTGGGATTCCTTTAAACTCGTCTTTCATAATCTCTATAAATCTTTTATTTCCACCCCTGGCCCAATCTTTTTTCATTGTTTCCTTGTAAGTATCTATAATCTCTTGTGTTGGAGCATCTCCCTCCTTATCAAAGTATCTAATAGCCATTCTTACAGCTTCACGATTAGATTCTTTGGTTGATACTGATTCAGCAATGTATTGCATTTCATCCATTGATAATTCTTCTAACCAACTATCTCCATAATTCATTTCTTTAACCAATCTCTTAAGTATCCAATCTCTTTCAATCTCTCCAAAGAACGTTGCAATCTTACCCCTTCTATATTCGTGTATTCCTTGACCACTTTGAGTTACTAGATTTTGTAAAGCAAATGGAGTGCCACTTGTTGGATTAAGTCCTAATTGAGCATCATTTGCAGAGCCAGTTGTTCTTGCTTGTAGTTCCCATCTATCTAAGGAATTATTAAACTCTGCCATATTTATTGGTCTAATATCAACCATTGAAAGTGGCTTGTCATCGTTATCAACTATTGTTCCTTTTGGTAAATCAGTTATCTTGTTAAGTCCCTTAAACTTCTTAGATGCTGTCTGAATAATCATTAAAGCAGCAACATCAAGCATTTCTTTAATCTGTATTTCATTGTAGTTAGTCCATATTTGAGATTCAAATAGCTCTTCAATCCCTCCAAAACCACAAGCCCTGCCATAAATAGGGTCTCTTTTTAATGCTTTATAGACCAATTCTTTCTCTGGGCCACTAAATAAAATAATACCATTCTTGTCTTTATTGTCTTTTTCATTGCCTAAAACGACAATATGTAATTGTCTTGAATATTTATCAGGGTTTCCATCTTCATTTAACCAAGTTTCAGGGAATACTCCATGTAATTCATATACTTCAATGTATTTTCCAGGAGTCTTTGCTTTTTGTTCTGAGCCATCATTACTCTTTTCTGCTTTAGCTTGAGCAATAGCCCTATCAATAGCATCGCTGTCCCAATTGTCCTTAAGGTCTAGTAATTCATCGGGAGAGTAGGCGTGTTTCTCGCAAATAGCACCCTTTAATACATCAGTCTGATCACAGAAGGCTATTCTTTGTAACGGAACACTCTCTGGTTTAACCTCATTAATGTCCTTAACTAAAGATAAACCATAATCAACATAACTTTCTACTATATCATCAATAAATGTATCTAAATCGTATTTTCTAGCAAATCTACTATGATATTTTCTTACTAGCAATGACTTATAATAGTTTTCTGAATCATTAACATAAGCTTCAATGTCCTTAACATCAAATCCTTCTGAACGATAAGCTACATTAACTATCGGTCTTATAATGTTTTTGTATGGTCTATTACCATCATCTTTTCCAGTTGCAAATTTTGAGTTCTTGTAAAGAGTACTTAAACGAATATGCTCATACATTTTAAATTCATAGCCATCAATAATTGGCACTCCGTGTGTCTTGTAGTTGGTTTCTTCATTGGCTATGTATTGATATATCGTTTCTCTTTTTAATTCCATGTATTATTTGTCTTAATTATAACAAATACTACATGATTGTCAAAATAAATATTTTGTGGATAAATTACTTCAACAATAATATTATATTTTTTGCGAAAAAGTCTGTTGCTAAGGGGACATTAAAGATCCTCCTTGCGGGAAATACATACAAAACCTTCTCAACAAAGCTCTTTCCTCTCTGTATTCTTATTACAACCTTATTAGTTATCTTTGGAGGATGTAAATCCAAAATAGCTTTAGCTATATTATTAGTATCTGTTTCAAACTTCTCTCCACCCAAGAATATAGTTAAGTGATATTTTCCTATTTCTTCTGGTTTCTTGTCTGACTTCTTATCTGGCTTGGTTGATGTTTTCTTTTTTACGCCAGATGATTGGTTCTTCTTCATAATTTAATTTATATGTTAACTTATAGCGTATAGCATCCATTGAATGAGAAAACTGATGCTCAGGAACTAACAATATATTTCCATCTTTATCAACTTCCCATAAATAGTTTCTATACTCTCTTATTATGTTAGTCGACCTCTTAGTAACAGAAATCTTTTGTTGTTGAATAAACTGTATTCCATATCCTACTGAATCCTTGCCCTTTAATGCCGGTAAGATAACAACTCCATAGCTCTTAATCTCGTCTATACTCTTGGGCTCAGCACTATCAGCTATAACCAATGCTTGAGGTTGAGCCAAAAATATATCAGCTATCTGCTTATTACTTAATCCTTTCTGGTAAACAATCTCATCTAAGATAAACCCTCCGTTATAACGATAGACTGCAACGATTACTGATGGATCGTTAGAATAACCAAAGTCTAATCCATATCCTTCTAGTTGTGCTTCAAATGGTAATTCATCTATTATTTGCCAGTCTTTATATATTCTACCTTGGATTACTCCTAATTGACCTAATCCATAAACAGTCCACCAGTCTGGTCTATTCTTTCTTTGCTCGATTGAATTGATTGTCTGCTCATCAAGTGCTTCATTGTCTTTATATGTCAAAATGATGTGTTCAACATCATCTCTTTTACCGTTTACTTCTGTATAAAACCAAAACTCATTCGTTGGATTCCAGTCTAAATATACAAGCTCTCTAGTTCTAACTTCTAGCTCTTCAAATGAATTAAATGAAACATTGTTAGCCTCGTTAATAAATAGTCTATCTCTTCTTCCTCCTCTTAGTTTATCAGCTTGGTCTGCTCCAAAGAACTCCATCTGACTTCCTGTTTCAAAAGTATATACCTTATCTGTTTCAGCCCAACTATCTACTTTCCAATAGTTATGCAGTTTCATTATGTTCTTGAAATCTCTAATACAACCTTTCTTTAAATGAGGCATTGATTCAGAAACTATACTTGTTAAGGTTGGAGTCTTATCTGATTGAGATCTATCTATTAAGTCTTGTAAGATACTTATAGTCTTACTAGCACTTGTACCACCTTGAACAGCTCTAATCCTCTTCTTCAGTTGTATTACCTTCTTCAGGGCTGTTGTTATTGCGAACATTTCTTAAGTTTTCTAATAATGGAATTGGTAATAAGTCTTTACCGTCTTTGCCTGTTAGTTCTGTTCTTGATACAGGAGTTCCGTGTAATCTATCTAATAAATCCTTATAGAATCTATAATCTCCCTTCCTTGCATTAAGTAGTCCACTTGATAATATCTCTTCTTCTAGTTCATCAGGGGTCTTATAATTTAAAGAAGCAAGTTTAATCAAAGCCTCTCGGTATATAGTGGCATAGTTCCTTTGACCTTTTGGTCTGCCATCAGGATTTCCACTCTCTCCTTCTTTAAATGGAGTAAGATTATCTAATCTCTTATCTCT